ATGGTAGAATCAAATTAGTAAATCAAAAAATTGATTTAATAATTAAGAACCATCTACATCATATGAAGCAAGACATAGACAGAATCTTATATGGTCTAGGTGCTGTTGGTCTCTTAGTTCTAGGTCAATTACTTTACTTACTCACCAAATAGTTGTATAGATTGACTTGTATGATTTACAAGTCTGTTTTAGTTATCAGCGATACACATATTCCTTACCATGTTCCTGAGTTAATGGACTTTCTTAAATTACTTAAAAAAAAATATAAACCGGATAGAGTTATACATATTGGAGATGAAGTTGATAAACACGCTATGTCATTTCACGATAGCGACCCTGATTTACCAAGTGCTGGAGATGAATTAAAATTATCAATTCCTGTAATAAAAGAATTAGAAAAAATGTTTCCAAAAATGGATTTATTAGACTCAAATCATGGAAGTTTAGTTTTTAGACGAGCATATAAACATGGTATTCCAAAAGCATATATAAAAAAATATAATGATTTTTTAGAAGTTAATAAAGGTTGGGTTTGGCATGATGATCTAACAATAGATACACCTTTAGGTAAAGTTTATTTTTGTCATGGCAAAACAGCAGATGTTTTAAAATTAGCACAATCTATGGGTATGTCGTGTGTTCAGGGTCATTATCATAGTTCTATGGGTGTAAGGTATTATGGAAACAGTTTAGGGCTTTACTTTGGGCTTCAAGTTGGTTGTATGATAGACTCTAAAAGTTTAGCTTTTAGATATAATAAACTACAGAAAGCTAGACCAATTATAGGTTGTTCAGTAATATATAATGGATTACCCATAATTGAGCCTTTTTTAAAAGACAAGACAGGAAAATGGGTCGGAAAGCTACTTTAAAACGATATAGAGCCACAGAGAGGGCTACTCAGAAACAAATAGGGGGTAAGCATTATAAATTACCTATATCTCCTTTAAAATTCATATTAGCCAATAAGCTTAACTTTGTAGATGGCAATATAGTTAAATATGCTGTTAGAAATAAAGATGGAGAAAGCTTAGAGCAAAAGTACAATAAGATAATCCATTATGCTGAACTTGGTAAAGAATTGTTGAAAAATAAAAAATAAGGAATATACGAAATGAATGAAACTTACATATTTAATTTATTCAATTCTTGTTGTATATTGGTCAACACTAATATTATTTACAACTTATAATTTATGATTTTTAGTTTATTAAATAACCCACTTACAAAATTAGCAGTTGGTAAAGTTACCGACCATTTTAAACACAAAGCAGAAAAAGTAAAAACAATAAGAGCCGCAGAAATAGAAGCGGCTAAAGATGTTGATATTACAAGAATTAAAAGCCAGGATAAAAGTTGGAAAGACGAGATATTGATGGTTTGGCTAATTGCTATGCTATCAACAGGTTGGTTTGAAGATACTAGAGATAACTTTGAAGAATGGGTAAGAATTATAAACGATCTCCCTGATAGCGTATGGTATCTAGTAATCATCGTCTTTACAGCAACATTTTCTACCAAAATGACAGATAAGGTGTTGAACCGAAATAAGAAAAAATAATATCTATATCTCCTAAATAATTGTATTAAGAATCTATGGTCAGAGATGCAGTTATTATAGATGTTGAATTTAAAATGGAATCTGATTACGAACCTTTTGGTCATTTTATTAATTTAAGGTTTGTAGATGAAAGTCCATCATTAATTAAATTATCTTCTTTTATAAAACAACTATCAGCATTTGATGATGTAAAGCTTGTAGATTATAATTACGATATAGAACCAATTACAGAAAACACCGATATTACAGATTTTGAAATAGTTAAGCATTAGTGGCACAGGGCAGAATAACTAAAAACTACCCTGTACCGAGAGAGCCGACCCATAAACTCTCGCTTATGGGTCTATCTAAATGTAATGTATCTGTATAAGGAGCAGTATCAACATTTAGAATTTTGTTATCCCTCTTGCTTTCCAGCTAGAGTTAAATCTCTTTTTACTTCTGTTTGTCTAACAGATAAATAACGATCTAAATTATTATACATCAGTTTTGCTTTAATTAAGTTTGCTTCTGCGTGTGCGTAACTTTTAGTAATCTTTTCATACTCAGGGTCAGTTCTTGCTTTATGTTCAGCTTCACCAACTGTTTTAGTATCAAGTTTGTATTTTAGAAAAAGTTTTGAAAAAGTAGCTTTTCTTCCCTCCTCAAGTATAATTGCTTTCTCTGCCCACTCAGACCACAAATTACTTGCTTCAGTCATTTTCTTATATGCTTCTCTGCTATTTAAGTTCATTGTTTCCATTTGTCCTCATTTGTAAAAAAATATTTAAGGCTTGATGTTTTAGGGTCAAATTCTAATTTAGTACAAGAAACAACAAATAAAAAAAGTATTATTATAATAACAAATAAGAATATTCTTTTTATTTTTTGTGTATGTTTTCTATGAATAGGTTGACCAAGTATAATCATGGGTAGTTTAACATTTCATCTGCGTCTTTTTTTAACTCGTCAATTTCTTTACGCAGTTCTCCATTAAGTTTTTTGTGTTTTTCTTCTAATTTTCTAATGTTTTTTATTTCAAGATATAAAGCTTGGTTTTCTTCAATTTTAATAGAAAATTCTTTTTTAAGATTATTTAACTCTGCAACAACACCTTTTAATAATAAATCTTTATCTTCTAGTCTTTTTATAAGATCAAGATTACCTCTATCATCATTGGTTATTGTAACTTCATTTTCAAAAGTTTTGTCTACAGGCATAAAATTAGAATCATACCACAGAAAAGACCAAATAAAAACCCTACTAGACCCTCTCTGTAGTACAACGATAATATAGTTAATTTATCTTTTATTTTTTTAAAATGGTAGGTCATCGTCCATATCTTCCATTTTTTGCACAGGAACTGCGTTATCAGGAGCAGATGGTCTAGCTTCTGTCATTGGCATTTCTCTATATTGTGGCATAGTTTGACCTATAGGTTTCAGTTTCATACCATCAATAGGTTTATGTGGTTGATTTTTTAAGGCACTAAAATAAAAAACTACTTTTCTTCTATTACCATCATCAAATTGTGGTTTTGTAGGTGTATCTTCATAATCATAAGTAGCAATTTTTAGGTTTGCACCTTTTTCTATCATTTTTCTAATGTGTGGTGTTTGAAGCCACTTATCAAACTCATAAGGCGAGTATTTTTTTTTTGCAGTTGAATCCCACATACTTACTTTAGACAAACTTTTATAATCCCACTTACCTGAATTATGAACTAATGTGATTTCTAACTTGTGAGTTTCAAAATCATCTTTATTAAAGTTTCTTTTATACATTTACTTTTTCTCCTTTTTCCATTTTTTTAGGTCTTCTTTAAATTGACTTTCGGTATCAAATAAACATTTGATAGCTTCAAAAGCTTTAAAATACCTTTCGCTTTTTATTATTTTTCTATCTATTTCAAAGAAAGATAACTCTTTGTCTTCTTCCTTTGGAATATTTACAATTGCTAGTTTTCGTATTTTAAAGTCTGTAGTTTCTTCTATAAATCTTCTATACATCTCAACTTGAATACAATTTTCAAATTTATAATCTTTACTTGTTTTCCAATCAAGAACAGCTAACTGACCTTTCCAAGAGGGTTTCGTTACTATTACATCATTTGTACCACACATATCAAATTTTTTACTATATAATGGTAATTCACTTTCAATCACTTGAAATTTATGTTTTTTCCAAAAGTCAGTAAATTTTTCTGCCATTCTTTTAAGTGGTTGATCTGATGGTAGAACAGGTTTTTTATCTTTAAGAAATAAATCAATCCATTCGTGTAATTCAGTACCAATATCTCTACCAAAAGACTCTTTAGCATCACAAATTTGTTTTACCCTTAATATAAAATTATTTATTTTATCTAAAGGTTTTTTTTCTTTCAGCATTAATTCTTTTACTGCGTCATCCCTATTTTTTTTGTACCAATTTTCTAAGTTCGGTTTAGTATATTTACCAATAGCAGTAGTTACACTTGATTTTGGTTCGCCATCTACATAATACCTATAACTTTTTGCTTTTGGATTATAAGCAATATTATTACCTAATTTGTTCGTTGTATTTGACATATCCATTCCTCTCTCTCTTTGTTAAAAATTTAAGATTATTCTCAAGTAAAGGTTTATAGAAATAATCTAGTTCAACATCTAAAGCTTCTGAAAGTTTTAGAAGATTTATTAGCCGACATTCATTAGTGCCTTTTTCATATTTTTGTAATTGCTGGAAAGTTACATCTATCTTGTTGGCTAATCTTGTTTGTGTTTTTTTTCTTATCAATCTTATTTTCTTTAATTGTAACCCTACAACTTTAGAAAATATCTCTTGGTTTTCTATATCAGAAACAGACCATCTATTTACTTGATCTTGTATAGATGTGTTTATTTCTTCAAGAGATGAGTTAGGTCTTGTTGGCATAAAAGCTATACTCCTTTTTCTCACTCTCTGTCAGACGATTAAATTGATCTTTCCAACAAGTCCGACAGAGTAACGACTCATTGAAAAGAGTTTTACCTACAAACCAAGCTAATTTATCAGCTTTGGTGGTAAAGCATTTAGCACATATATAAGCTAAAATTTTTTTTCTTGTTGATGGTTTAGGCATTTAGTCTAACACCGAATGTCCGCGATTTCGAAGACATTCTCTGTTTATTTTTTTTGCTTTAAGTTCATCAGCTTTTATTAAACCAATAGTTCCTATTTCAACATATTTAGCAAAAGCAAATCTTGAATAATCTACAACTAGATTAACATTGTCTTTCACTAATTGTTCACAAAGTATTCTATCATTAGTTAAATCTTCTGCTCTTGAAAAGTCAAAAGTTCCTGAACGACCTTTTGTATCTACTACAACATTTGGCACGCAAGCATTTAAAAAGCCGAAAAGTATCGCACTCATAAGTATCGTTTTTGTTTTCATATCTCTATCCTCTCTCTAGATATAATTAGCTGGGTGATGCTTTATTTGGTGCAATCTCCAAGCTGTATGTTTTTTTTTCTCTTGTAGCTTCTTCAACTTTTCTAACAGATTCTTTTCCATTACTATTTGTCTGTCGTATCGCTGTTGAAGCTTGGGTAATGTTTTTAACATAACCTATCTCCTTTAGTTTATCTCTAATCTTTACGATTGGAGTATTTGGGTGAAATACCACACCAAATTTCTTTTTAACATCTTCCATCAAATCAAATGATGGTGTTTTAAATATTAGTTTATCCATTTGCTCTCTCCCTTATTATGTTTTCTATTTTTTTATTTGCAAGTTCAAAACATTTTACCTTGTCTTTTTTATAATACAATTTGTGTGCTTTAATATAAAAACGAATTTTAGGATTTTTTATTCTAACTATTTCTGTTTGTATTGGAGTCATACTAATTAATCTTTCCCTTGTATCAGGTTCGTAATTCCAACAACCCAAACAAAAGTCAACCATTGAACCTTGTTTATAAAGAACAATAGTTTCTTTGTTTAAAATGTTTTTTGGTGTTATGTGATCTTTATATACCCACATTGTTTGCAGACCATCATACTTTATTTTAAAGTTACCTAACATTTGCTCTCTCCTTTTTTAGTGTTAGTTTTATTTAACATACGAATAATCTATAAAATTAAGGTTGTATTGTAAAGTGCTAAAAACCTAGTAAAATAGCCATTTTTTACACATTATAACAACCTATATTTTAGTTTTTGACTTTTAAAAGCAAATCACTTACAAGAAAAGAATCGGATATGAAAAAAATTATATTTATGTTAAGAGAGATAATCCCTTTGTGGATTAAGTATAAAAGTTTTCATATCAAATACTTAGGTTAAAAAATGTGGGTGGCGGCTTCTCTCTCTCTAGTCGCCATCTACCTTAAAGAGAGGAATAGATATGAGCCAATTAGATTTATTTAGCGATTACAAAGCATATCGCAAAGAATCACCAACAAGCAAATCAGCTTGGGAAACTAAAAGAAACAAACTAACACTCAGAGAAGAAGTATTTAATT